ATGATCCCGCAATAGTTCCATTGTCAAGACAAAGTAAATTTAAAAAAGGATATTTTCTATCAGGAATTCCTTATGATGAAGATACATTTAAAGAAATAATGAGAGAAAGAGAAGGATTACCATGGTATAAACAATCAGCACCAAAAGGTGAAACATACAGAAATTAATATGAGAGAACATACATTACAAGCACAACCATACCCAGGTGAAATTCATAGTAAAGCATGGGGTTATGAATTATGGATTATTAATGATGAAAAATACTGTGGTAAATTATTAGTATTTGATAAAGATAAACAATTTTCAATGCACTATCATTTATTAAAAGATGAAGCATGGTATATATCTAAAGGTGATTTTGAGTATAAATTTATTGATACAGAAACATCTAAAGAACAATCTATAAAAGTTACAGTAGGTAATTGTATTCACTTAATACCGGGTCAACCACATCAAATGAAAGCCCTTACAGATGGAGCTACTATATTTGAAGTATCAACACAACATTTTGACTCAGATAGTTATAGAGTAAAACCAGGAGCATCACAATTATCTAAAGAAGAGGATTGTGATCATAATGAACTTTACTATGATACTAATAGAAATAAATAGGAATTTTAATAAAAATATTGTATATTAATAAAAAAAATAAGTTATGAAAATAGGATTTTGTGGCACAATGTCAGTAGGTAAAACTACATTAGTGAATGCTTTAAAAGAATTACCGAAGTTTAAAGATTATAAATTTGCGACTGAACGTAGTAAATATTTAAATTCATTAGGAGTTCCATTAAACACAGACTCTACACTAAAGGGTCAATTAATATTTGCGGCAGAAAGGTCAGCAGAATTATTACATAAAAATATAATTACAGATAGAACTATAATTGATGTAATGTCTTTTAATGCATTATCTAAATCAATGAGTGCTAATGAATCATATTTTTTAAATGCTACATTACAATGTTTAGCTCATGATTATGATTATTTATTTTATGTATCTCCAGTTGGGGTTGAAATAGAAGATAATGGGGTAAGAGAAACAGATGCTGATTATAGAGATCAGATTAATAAAAAAATAATGGATATTTTAGATATAAATAACGTTGATTATATTACACTTCAGGGCACTACAGAGAAACGGATTGAAACCATTAAACGAACAATTCTTCTGTAATATTTATAACAAAATATTCTTACAATGAAAAAATCAGAATTCAAATCATCAATTAAAAATGAAATAATTGATATACTAGAAGAAGCATCTGCAGAAGATGTAAAACAACAACAAGCATATAATGCTGAATTAGAAAAAACAGCTCAATTAGCCAAAGACGCTGGTATGGTTGATGAAGGAGATGACCAAGACGATGGGTATGTACAACATAAATATGATGATGATGTAATTGACAAATATAATATTCCAGTTGAACCAACTGCTGTATTTGAAAAAGATAATGATGATGAAGATGTAGAACCAACTGCTGCACAATTAAAAAAAGAACCATTATCTAGAATTGGATACAAACTAGTTGACAATCAAGAGGAAATGAGAAAAGTAGTTAAAAAATGGTCTGCTATGGATGAAGGATCTGAGAAAGAAAAATTATATGATAGGTTAAGAGTCTTAAATAACATAAAGAAAGAATTAGAATCTTTATTAGAAAATAAAAAATAGTTATGAAAAAAATATGGAAAATATTATTAGCAATAGGAGGAGTTATTGCCGGGATATTTGCTTTATTTGCTACATCGCAAAGTAAAAGTAAAAAAGAATTCAATAGAAGAGTTAAAGCTAATAATGAAAAATTAGATTTTATTACTAAAGCAGCTGCTAAAGTAGAAAAAGATAAAGTTGTTACAAAATCTAAAATTAAAAAAACTTCTGCTAAGATTAAATCAACTAAATCAAAAGTAAAAAGTACTCAAAATGCAAAATCTACAATAGATAGTTTTGAGAAAAAATTTAGAAATAAAAAATAATATGAAACGCGTATTATTAATTTTATTAACGCTTATAACGTTAAATTGTTATAGTCAAGATGTAGTAGAAATCCCACAAGATGAACTTGAAGGTTTTTTTCTAGCTATAGATACTTTAAAACAACAGGATTCAATAAAAACTATTTTAATTAATGATCTAGAATTCCAAATAAAAAATTATAATTTATTATCAAATCAAGATAGCTTAATAATTAATTATAGAAATAAAGAAATTATTTTATTAAAAGATCAAATTAAATTATATGATGATAGATTAAAACAAGTAGATAAATGGTATAAAAAACCATGGGTAGGAGTAGTTGGTGGTGTTGTAGCTACTTTAGTTACAATTCATATAATAGATTACTCGTTACCAAAATAACATGAGTCAGGATTTAAAAAAAATAATAAGAAAAGAATATCTAAAATGTGCTCAATCTCCTGCTCATTTTATGAAAAAATATTGTAATATTCAACACCCACAAAGAGGTAGAATATTATTTAATTTATTCCCTTTCCAAGAAAAAGTATTGCATTTAATGCAAGAAAATCCTTATTCAGTTATACTAAAATCAAGACAATTAGGTATATCAACTCTAACAGCTGGGTATTCTTTATGGTTAATGTTATTTCATAAAGATAAAAACGTACTTTGTATAGCAACTAAACAGGAAACAGCTCGTAACATGGTTACAAAGGTAAAATTTATGTATGATAATTTACCTTCATGGTTAAAAATTGATGCTCCTGAAAATAATAAGCTATCACTACGACTTAGTAATGGATCAATAATTAAAGCAACAGCAGCTTCAAGTGATGCTGGTAGATCAGAAGCAGTATCTCTTTTAATAATTGATGAGGCTGCCTTTATTGAACAAATTGGTGAAATATGGGCTTCTGCTCAACAAACACTAGCAACTGGTGGTGGTGCTATAGTATTAAGTACACCGTATGGTACAGGAAATTGGTTTCATAAAACATGGGTATCAGCAGAAAATAATCAAAATGATTTTTTACCTATTAAATTACCTTGGTATGTTCATCCCGAAAGAGATCAAGCATGGAGAGATAAACAAGATGAATTATTAGGGGATCCTAGAATAGCAGCACAAGAATGTGATTGTAATTTTAGCACTTCAGGTGATATAGTATTTTATTCAGAATGGATTGAATTCATCTCCCAAACAACAATACAAAAACCATTAGAAAAAAGAGGAGTAGATCAAAATTTATGGGTATGGGAAGGAGCAGATTATTCTAGAGAATATATGGTTACAGCTGATGTTGCTAGAGGTGATGGTAAAGATTTTTCTGCTTGTCATGTTATGGATATTGAAACTAATACACAGGTAGCAGAATATAAAGGACAACTACCACCTAAAGAATTTGGTTATTTTTTAACTGGATTAGCTACAGAATATAATAATGCAATGTTAGTAGTAGAAAATGCTAATATAGGATGGGCAACACTAGATGCAATTAGAGAAAGAGGATATAGTAATTTATATCAATCTCCTAAATCAGATAAACTAACAGCAGAATCATATTTAAGAGTATATGAAAACAATTCCGAAATGGTACCTGGTTTTACTATGTCTATGAGAACAAGACCACTTTGTATTAATAAATTTAGAGAATTTGTTGGTGATAAATCCGTAGTTATTCGTTCAAAACGTTTATTAGAAGAAATGAAAGTATTCGTTTGGCGTAATGGAAGACCAGAAGCTCAAAGTGGCTACAATGATGACTTGGTTATGTCATTTGGGATTGGTATGTTTCTACGTGATACTTCATTGAAGTTTCAACAACAGAGTTTAGATATGGCAAGAGCGACATTAGGGGGTATAAAAAGTAATAAAGTAAATTGGAGTGGTGGTTATGGCGGTAATAACAGTATTGGTAGTAATGTACAAAATCCCTATAAAGTTAACATAGGTGGCAAAGATCACGATGTGAGCTGGTTAGTAAAATAATAAATATAATATTTATAAACAAATAAATGACAAATGGCAGATAAAGGTTTATTTTCAAGACTTAGAAGATTATTTTCAACAGACGTAATTATACGTAATGCTGGGGGTAATCAACTTAAAGTATTTGATGTTAATAAAGCACAACAAACAGGTGACTTAGAAACAAATTCATTAGTAGATAGATTCAATAGAATTTATACCAACGCAGGAACATCAATATACGGACAACAAGCAGCATTTAATTATCAAGTAATGCGTCCTTTATTGTATTCAGATTATGATGCAATGGATATGGATGCTATTATAGCATCTGCTTTAGATATAGTAGCTGATGAAAGTACACTTAAAAATGATATGGGTGAGGTTTTAGCAATAAAATCAGCAGATGAAGATATACAAAAAATACTATATAATTTATTTTATGATGTATTAAACATAGAATTTAATTTATGGCCTTGGATTCGTAATATGTGTAAATATGGTGATTTTTTCTTAAAATTAGAAATCGCTGAAAAGTTTGGGGTTTATAATGTAATACCTTATACTGCATTTCATATTGAAAGAATAGAAGGAAGAATTGGTTGGGATACTGACGAACAAAAACAATCAAATCCT